ATATTTTATATTTTATTTTGTTAGTAATAAAGAGATCCTCTAAAATGACTGACGAGATTTTCACAAAGGAAATGTTTAAGGCGTACGTAACGCAGAGAAAGAAACTTGATGATTCTGTCCCAGACGAAGTAAAAGAACGCTTTGACCTTGACCAAAAAAAGAAAAAAGAAAAATATATTGAGACCAAGGAGAAAAGCAAGCAACTTTACCATCTCAAAAAGGAAGCCGATCCCGAGTTTATGAGATTGACTCGTGAGCGAAATCGTGAGAATTCTAAAATTCGCCGAGAGAAAATAAAACAAGAAACTGAGCTACAAAAGCAAATTAATAAAATTGTAGCCGAGCAAAAGGCGAAAATTTCAGATACTGAAAGCGAACCCGAACAAGAAATCGAAGAACCACAAATTAATCATAGAAAGTCGATTAGCTATTCAGCTTTTGGTAGGCCATTTATCGGCTTTTAAAATAATGACGCAATGCCAGAAACGATCGAGCCAAAACCATCGCTTCCACCGCTTCCAGCGCTTGCAGCAGATTGCAATTGGCCAATTTGTTGTTCTTGTTGGCCAATTTGTTGTTTTTGCTGTTCGATATCATATTCGGCTTTTTGTCTGTAAAGATCGACGGAATCTTGGTATGATTGCGCAGCGTGATCATAGCCTTGACTCCAAGCATTTTTAATTAGTGAATTTTGCTGTAAAACTGATGCTTGAGTCTGAGCTTTCCATTGTTTTACATTTTGTTGCGCCGCAAATTCTACTGGAACGAGAAGTCTTGATGCGTAAGCGTCTTGCATGACTTGAATCCACATTTGCTGATTATCGCAATCTAAATACATAATCGAACTGTCTTTCGGATCTGTAGAACGAAATACAATTCTAAAATCTTTTCCTTTAAGGTCTACTCGGCTTTCACCGCCAAAACCAACAACTGATGTTTTGGTCTTCATTTGAGGGGAATATTTCTTATAAAAATCTGATTGGGCAAATTTAATGCCGTTGTTGTAGAGCAAAACTTCGTTTGGATTGGCAGAATATCGATTGGGATGTTGTGCTAGAAACCAAGGGATTCCGACAGATTGCAGCGTTTCAGGGTCGATTTGAGGCACTCCATATTGCCCATAAGGCGATTGTGCAATTTTCTTTTGATACGCTGCCGATTGTGCCTGTAAATCGGCTTTTTGCTGGCGAGTTAATGTTGATTTTTGAGCTGGGCGATAGAGAGATGATTGCTCTGGAGGGACGTAATTTTTAAGAAAAGTAGGATCGTGATACACATCTGGTGCTATAAAATCGGGATTTACAAAATCAACAACTCCACCCCTTATTTTGCGGCTTTTTTTTTCATCCCCGCCCCCGACAAAACGCCAGCAGACATTACACCGCCTTTCATTTTGTGAGGAACGCCTTGTTCGGCTTTGTAATCGTGCCACATTTTTGCTAGAGCTTTAAAGCGTTCTTTCGGTTCAAGATGACGAGTCTTGTCATAATGAAACTTTACAAATTCACTGTATTTCATCATTTATTATTAGTGGAGAAATTAATTTGTTTGATACAAATTAATTTATAAATTTATGGCGAATTTTCTACTTGTGCATTCTGCCCCCCGAAAGTTTCGAGGCGTGAGCCAAACCAGCTTTGAAAATCGGATGTTCTATGACGTGACCGATTCCCCGAGCAGTTTTACCAAGCATCGTTTTCAGAGTTCCGAACAAGCCCGCACCTTTGACAGTGGGTTGAACCATCTCAGAGCTTACCATTGCTCCGTCTTTGGGGGCAGCGGCAATCAAACCGCCAACCTCCGAAGCCGTAAGTTCGCCGAGGTTCTGCATGAACGAATCGGGCATTATGGTAGCACTTCCAGCGTAAACAGCTACAATCATCAGCTCAATCTGAGCAGCGGCGGGGACACCAAGAGCTGCACGAGCGGCCTGAGTAGCACCGGCATATGCAAAGTTGGCGTTGTTGAGGCATACCTGAATCTGAAAGTTTACGTTCTGACTCATACCAGGGAGAGGCATACCCTGCTCGACGTTGACGCCGAGGAGCTTTACAGGATCGATACATAGAACCGCACCATCGCCATACTGAAAGCGTTCCCAAGACATCTCGAGTCCCGCCTCAGTCGATGCTTTCCAGAGTTGTTTAGTGCTAGCAGCGGCAAGAAGACCCGAGCGAGTATCGATCTGAATGCTAGTTTGACCCAAACCAGATAGGGGGTCACCCATACCGAGGAAGACGTCGGGGTATGCGCCAGCATTCTGGAGACGTTGGCTCATCGCAACACGGCCAAAGACGAAAATTCTCTTTGGCAGAGAACTAAAGCGAATCAAATCAGACTGAAAGATCTGAGTGTAATTGTCAGCCGTTAGATCGACGTTTGTTGCTAGCGTTTTGGGGAAGTAGACGACGCTCTCGAAATCGTAAGTTATGGCACGAGGAATCTGTACGACGTTGGGATCGACCTGGAAAACCTGAATCTGAAGCTGAGGCACAGCAGGAGTTGCTACGATCTGAACGTTCAGATTTGCGGGGTCATAAAGGCCCGCAATACAACCAGATGTGCAAATCATATCCTTGAGATTGCTAAAGTTGGCAATGATAGAAAGAACGTTGATGTTACCAAGGGCAACTTCACGTTCGTGCAGAGTTAGAGGAGAAATGAGCAGGGGCTCGCTTACTTCATAAGTGAAAATATCCCATTGGCCAGCGGGAAGGCCAGACTGGCCACCGCCAGCGATGTTATTCTGATAACGGATAGCCTTGAACGAACCCCGAGTAGTGCCATAAGAACCCTCGTATTTGCTCAGAGGCTGATCTACAACGGTATCCTGATCAACATAAACGGGGACAATTGTGTGCTGAACTACGGCAGCAGTCGACGAGATGAAATACGCTTTTACGTTGGGGAGCTGAGCAATGGTTACGGGGACAAGGGTGCCATCCGCAGGGGCAGCACCAGTCGACGTCCAAGTTCCAGTCATACCATTGCTGAAAGCAACTGGGACGGCACCCGCAGCGGGGTACGCAGCACCCTGAACCCACCAGCCAGTAAATTGAGCCTGAGACGGAAGAAGGACGGCACGCTGATCATTCATCGAAGGCATTTCAGAAGCCTGCTTAGCAAGATATTCCTTCGTTAGAGTGCGCTGTAGTGCAGAGATTACCTGACGAGAATTGATAGTTGTAGAAGCGCTGTTAATCTGAAGATTCAGCGTATCGATACACGATTGAAGGGGAAATAGACGGAGAGCAGCATTGACTTGGTAAGAAGGATCGTAATAAGTTTGGGGCATTTTTAGAGTTGGGGCAACGCCAGCACCATTGCTTACATAAGCTACCTGAACGAAATAACGCACACGGATTTCACGGTTTAGCAAAGATGCGGACAGCGATGGCAGAACGACGTTAGAGAATGTAATTTGAGACGGGAACGAGCTACCATCAGCGGGGTATTGATTCAAATTGTTGTTTACACCAGAAATCTCAACCAAGGCGGTCGATTCGGCCGAAACATTGAGACGAGAATCGAGTGATAGAACTAGATCAGTTTTTGTAGATGAAGACATACTTTATTAGAAGTAGAGAAGAAATTTATTTTGTTGTTTGAAATGAGAAATTATTTTCTTCTTCATTCCAAAAATTATAAATATTAATCTATAATAAAATGGTGAAACGAGTTCCTAAGAGTAAAATTTATTTTCCAAAGGATAAATCGGCTGTCATAGGCGAAATTAAGAGAACACAAAAAGAAAAACCGAAACGTCAAGTTATAGAGTTTGGTAAAGTCGAAGAGGATAAAGCCCCGAAGATTGTAAAAGTTATTTCGTTGAAGAAAGTTGCAGCACCCAAAAAGGGCGAATTGGCTGGAGAGGCACAAATCAAACGCAAAATTCAAGAAAGTAAATTGCGTGATGTTATAATTCAGAAACAGAAAACTGCAAATGGAGAATTAGCACATACAGAATTGCTTGAATTTCTAAAGAATGCGATTTCAAAGCCGGAAATTCCCAAAGATAAAAATTATTACAAAATAGAAGAGGCATTCTTAAAGGCGGGTTTTCAAGGCGTTCCAACTGATATTTTGCTCGCCTACGAACGTGGTGATAAACGAGCTCGAAAATACCAAGCAGACGAAATCTCGCACGCTGACAAAACCGAACTACAATCCGCTTATGGCGACGCAGAGGTTCTTATTCCGCCCATTTCGGTCCCCCTAAAAATTAAGAAGACGCCCAAAAAGAAGGGAATTATTATAATCGAAGATGAACCCGAATTGGGAGCGGTAGGAGAGGAACAATTAGGCGAGGCAGTTGGTATCGCCACTGCAGAAACCGAGGGCGAGGAGACCGAGACGGAAAGTGCATCTGATGACGATATGGGTTTTGGTGCATTTGCGAGGGGACAAGAATTGGAAGATCAATTAAATAAGAAAGATCATCAGGCATTTTTGAGAGAATTTCTAGGTAGCAAAACGGGATCTCATTGGAAGGCCGATTTGGCAAAACTAGAAAAATTGTCACATCAGAAACTCGATGCCCGCCTTGCGGATTTAAGACAGAAACATATCGGAGATGCTAAATTTCAAGATTTCGAGTCGAAAATTCAACTCAAGAGCAAAAAGAAAGGCGGTTCTCTCGTAATGGGCGCAGGGCTTTTTGATAAACTGACATCTGGCCTTAAAAGCTTGGCTTCTTCGGCAATTGAAGCCATCAAGAAAGATCCGATTGGTTCTGCTCAGAAAGCATTTGGTTACGGCAAAAAAGCATATGAACTCGGAAAACAAGCTCAAGGTCAATATCAAAAGATGTTTGGAAAACCAAAGGAGACAAAAGCTGGAATTCTACGCATTCCAAAGAAACACATAACAAAGCTTCATCACACATACGTTACTGAGCACGGGCCAGCACATCAGACGCAATTTCTAGCTGGATTATTGACACGCGCTTAGTTCTAGAGATAAAAGGAAAAGTAAATATTATAAATTTTCCCGATTATGCAAAAGGGAAAATTTATAATATCATAAACTCAAATGCCCCGATTCAGAGTCAGTTCTTCAATTGAAGATGGATCAAACCACCATTTAATACATTCTTTTGCTTTCTCACTTGAAAATTTCTTACAACTGAAAATATTTCCATAGAAATTTTTAGAAGTATCACAGAAATGAAACACGATTGAAGATGTTTTTATGAGTTGAACTAGCGTATAACCCGCAAGTTCCCCAGTTCCGAAATGTGTTATAATAGCATCTCCGTGTTTTTCCATCTCGATGGTTTCAACTAAATCATCCACAAATTTTTGGATTTTATCACGATCACATACCGCATCATTTCCTAGTTTACAATTCAGAATAAGTTCTTGACCCCACCAATTTTCGACAGTACAATCCATTTATTAATAGGAACTTTTTTGTTTTATTAATAAATGGATATAGCTACCGTTGCAGCTCTCATCATTTCTGTCGGTTCACTTACAACCTCAATTTTAACACACATTCGATTCTCATCGTGCTTTGGCTTTAAAGTCGTTGCTTATCATACTTCAAATTCTAGTTCAAATTCGACTCCAGATGAAACAACTCCAATATTCAAACAACCAAAAAATAGCTCTTAATATTAATTCTTTTGAATAATAAAATGACATCAGCCGAAGCGGTAGTCCAATATTATTCAAAAGAGGATTTGTCGGGTGAAGAAATTAAAATTCTCACTCGAAAAGAACCCGTAATCTATAGTGATTTAGCAAAGTATAAATCTGTGCAGCAATTGCTTGGCAAAGAAAATTATTGTGTTATTATGTATCAAACTAGCAGCCGAACAACGGGTCACTTTGTAGCATTGTATATGCGATACGATGGCGTGCTTTGCTTTGCAGATTCATATGGTATCAGAGTCGATACTGAACAGCAATACGGTGCAAGCTACGATGATAAAATCCCTAAATATTTATCCAATTTGATAGAGAAGTCTGGGCTTCCTTACGAGGAAAATAAAGTTGATTATCAAAGTAAATCTAGCAGAATTTCGACTTGTGGTCGCTTTGCTTCTTTCTTCTGTATTTTTGGGCGAGATTTGCAATTTCGCGAAATCCAAGATTTTCTCACAACAAACCAAGATTCGTTTTTGAAGCCTGATAACATAGTGACAATGTTAACTCTTTTTCCCCTTCGGGAGATACGGCAATATTATGATAAATTCAAGCCACATTCACGTCGTTAGCTTTGATAAATAAATTTGAAGGTGAAATGAAGGCACAAATGATGTAACATTTAAGTAAAAAAAATTTAATCTTACTTTATTATATGAAAATTTCAGTCCGAGGTTACATTTCCTGCTTTTACAGGTTCAAATTCGCCTTCAGAATTAGAACTACTTCCTGCCTTGAATTCAGCTTCAAGTGGCTTATCGGCATCCTTTTTTAATCTCCAGTATCGTTCACGGGCTCGTTCTCTGTTTTTCTGAATTTGCTCCACGGGGTCCAATTTTCTTGGGCGACCGATGGAATTACGATACGCTTGGATGTTACAAGATCCACACAAGTATCGATATTTTGCAACTTCACGATGATAATTGATAAAATCACTTATGTGCTCGACTTGAACAAACTGAATATTTTTATCTCTAAGAAATTGATTGACAATTTGAGTAAAATTGAATCCAACGTGATCAACTTGAATATTTTCAGTCGATTGACACAATTCACACTTCCGATCACGATTTGCGTGCCGAAATTCAAAAATCTGAGGGCTAATTGCTTCTCGCAGCAAAGCATTTTGCTTATTCAACGGCGTGTTTGGTTTACCAATAATGCAGCGATCGATTGCAAAACCAATCCATTCATTACAATAATGATACTGAATCTCAAACTGATGATATTGATTCGTCACGATTCTAAAATGATCAATTTTATCAATGTATTCAGGTGTCAAATCTCGCCGTAATGAAAGCAATCGTTTCAAATTTTTCTTATCTTCGGTGCTTAGCGTTCTCTTGTTTTCCCATAGGGATTTATAATATGTTTTAATCTCTCTGATAGCATTTTCTTTTGTTGGGTATTCCTTCCCACAAACGTTCACAATGACCATTTTATATTATTGCAAGAAATTTTTATTTTTTTAAATAAAAAATAAAATATGTTACTATATTAATGTAAAAACATTCAATGGGTGAATGTTCGCTCAATCAATTGCTGCCGTTGAGAGAAATCTTGTGGTTCATACCAAATACTGAGATACAACTCTTCGTATGCGTAATGTGATTCTAGAACTACCTGAAAATCGCCACACGTAAACAATTCTATTCCATTTGCGCACTTCGTATTGTAATAAAGCCGATAATTTCCCACGCATTCAATCTCTGCAGTGATTTCGTTGAAGTAATTCTGTACGCAGTTTGGTACTTGCATCTTTATTATTATTAGTATTTCTCTAAAAAAATGTCGATTTAAATGTTTTTTCTTGGGGAGGAATTCGCTTTTGAATGTACAAGGCGTGGATGGGTTCTATAGGCCATTATCGATGTATATATTAAAAATCGATAATAATATATTATATACAGTAGTACCAAGGCGGTAACGCCTTCATTTTTCTCATTATCGATTATCGTTCTTTACAGCGTTTCCGGACGAAAATCATGTGCAGAAAATCCTGCATTCCTGGATTCCTGGATTCTGGAATTCAGGAATCCATGTTTTTCTGCACATGTACAGCCGGACCGGGAAATGACTAAAAAATCATTATCGATAATCGCCTTGATTGTGCCTTCCAAAAATGTAAAATATTTTTACATTTTTAACATCGATAATGAGAAAAAACAAGGCGGTAACGCCTTGTACATTCAAAAGCTCTTTTCTCTAATTCCTCGCCAATATTTATCATTGATAATAGTGGGCAAATTAAATTCCTGCTGGAATCGACTATAGAACTTTGTTCTTCCAAGGCTTTCTATATTGTTTTGGGTACACCATCCCGTGTAATTAGAAAATACATCTGTTTTCTTAGCTCGCCATTCAGAATCACAAACTGCAGGACACAAACCCCTAAAATCATTGTTAATTTCAAAATTATCCTCTTCCCACCACGATTTGAATGTATCACGTTCATCCATAATGGCTTGAGTGCTATCAATAACTTCTTTGACATCTTCAAAGGCACCGCCATTATCATAGTACTTTTTGGCGAAAATGCACGCCATCGTAAAAAAATCATCTATCCGTGCTAAGATAGCGTCTCTACGGGCAATATTATTTTGGAATTTTGTTTTAAACCCAATGACACGCATTCTTTGAGCAAAAGCAGGTTCTTTAAACGTGGGGATTTCGTTAGTAGCCAACATTAATACGCAATTAAAAGTCGCCAGAACATTTTGATCTACGCCACAGCCTCGAATACTAGTAGGATCACCGCCAGATATTCTTTTTATCAATTGCTCGTTAAATTTTTCAGTTTCTTCCAGTTCACTCACAAAGGCAATGCGTTTTTGGAACAAATCAAACGCTTCTGTATCGTGAACGCTCTCGCTTTTACTTTGCTTGAAAACTTTATTATTTACTGGACCCGCCCAACTCTCAAATATCAAGCCCAATATTTTCAAAAACAACGACTTGCCGGTATCTTTTGGCCCGAACAAAATGTAAAAATGTTTCATATTATTCTCGCCAGATAAGCAATAACCCAAAACATAAAGTAGAAAGTCAACATATGATTTATTTTGTGTTGTGAGGACTTCACCCAAGTAATTTCTTACAAAATCCTCATTTGGCTCTGCCAAAAATTCCCTCTTTGTAGCTCTTGTAAAATAGTCAAGCTTTATTCTTTCTCGAACTTCCAAGGTGTGAAGATTGATAACTTTCCCATTTGAAATAGGAAACAACCCAATTTTTTTATCCAAAGTGGAATCGATTAAAGCGTCTTTGGGAGAAGCCAGAATCATAGCCCACAAACGTGTGAGAATAGTAGTTTGCTTACGAGTTGTTTTCAATTCTTCAACCGAATCCGGATCATCTTTGATATAGTTGCTCAATACTGGCAAGATACAATTTCTCAAACATTCTTTGTGTGTCAATACCCATAACTTTACTTTGTCATCGTAGATATACAGTTGCTTCCTGGTACCGTGATACAGAAAATCTGTGTTTTCGAAAATGTATTTTGCACAAGCCTCGTCACTAATGTCTATTTTTTCCTCGGCTGATTTGCTCTTGAAAAGCTCGACGTATTTAGGATTTTCTTTCGCCCAGAAATGCAGCGATGCGATTGTGTAAATTTTATCTTTTTCATTTGGGGTAATAGAAGCACGCACAATTTGTCCTATGATTGTTTCAGGAGCATATTGATTTGAGTGGCGATACAAGGGGTAAATTTGTTTAGAAATAAAATTAGTTAGAGCATTTTCGTCCTCTCTGTAGGTAGCGGAATTACAAAACGCAAAAGCCAAATTTCGGATGTCTGCATATGTTAACATTGTTCGAGTCGCAGAATCACAAAGCGAATGTGAACCTGCTTTTATCATCTCAGAAATTAGCGAAATTAACAACTCAGGAACGTCTTGCTCTTCGTCTGCACATTTGATTTCTACAAATTTTTTAGTAAAAACTTTGACTTCTTTCTGAGTCAATTTTTCGTCTTCAATTTTTTTATCCATTCTGACTTTAATTTGAGCCAATTGAAGAGAACACCCATCAATTAGATCCTCGTTTACTTGTTGAATGCAGAATGCAGTAGTGTCATCTTCATCAACGCTAGATTGATGCCAAGATGCTCTTTGAAGTGGACGATTTTGACCAAACTTTGAACTGCCGATCAAACGCATACAACGATTTTTGCTCTTGACGGCGGTATCAAATAGAACCAGAGATGGATATTGAATTTTCAAGAAACGCTCAAACAACGAATACCAATAATTAGTTTCTTGGTTATTTTTCCAAACACGAGAGCGATTGATTAGATGAAGACTAATTTTTCCGTCTCGACTTGAATCTGTAATCTTCCAATTTGCCTTTTGAAAAGTCAAGCCGAGTTCCTCGTTTGCAAATTGTGAATGGATGCCTTGGAACATCTCGAAATATTCTTCAGACGTAAGATTATTAATGTTATCTTCAGCACTCATATCGATATCGTAATATTCGCAAACGGGACTATTTTCGTGAAGCAATTCGTAGAAATTCTTAATTTTTTGATTTTCATATCCCAACATAAATGTATCTGGATCAGTGCACGATCCGTATTCCTTTTTACCGCCCTCTCCTTTGTCTACAGCGAAATAAAATTTTTCTCCTTTCTTTTGAGCCTCTTCAAAGGCCATTTTTTGCGTTGTGAAAACCTCGAATACAAACATTTTTATTATCGCCCAAGATTTTTTTAAATCAATTTAGAAAAATATTTTTTTCTAAATTCGTACATTTTTTGAAAAATCTAAAAATCCTAATCTACAAATCCATAATTAGCAGCTCTTTCCAAGCTTGCTTAAATGGATCTTTACAAACGTGCTTTTTCCAAAAGCGATATCTTTCCGCCTCGTTTATCTTCGCTCTGTTCTTGGCTCGATATTTTTTATCTGCCCTCGATTGTGCCTCTGATTTTCTTGCCATTTTTCGCTTATTATATATACAAAGAAAAAACTTTAAATCAATTTTAAAATTTACGAACAAATTCTAGGAGAGCAGACCAACCGGCATCTGGGTTTACTAACAATGGGTATTGTGATCCATCGATGTATTGATACAGAACTGACAATTGAATGTGATCAATGGGCGTGTTTGCGGCAAGCTGAAAAATTCTCAAGAAACTAGGCTGATATGTGAGAAATTGCCCCGTATTTTCCAGGTATTGATCTGTCGGCACATCGATGCTCGTAATTTCAAAGTTTTGGCTGTTGACTCCCAAATATGAACCGAGAACGTATAGCGTCAAACTCTGAAATAGAATCTTATCTAATTTGTTCAGAACGTAGATTGATTTGCTCGTCTGCGTTGTGCTTGTGCTAGCATATGGCAACTTTAGGAGATCAAAACCAACATCTGTTTTATCTGGCGTAGAATAGAATCTTGCCCAAGAACTCAATGCTTTATTAAATAAAATTCCGTTTCCGACGCTAGCATAATCTGTGCTATACGTTAGGGTGATTAATCCAGTTTCATAATTCAATGTTGCAGTTGGTGGAGAAGCAAATTGCCCCCCTGCAGCTTTTAGTCGACCCCAAGCGACTGTAAAGGCGGAATTCAAAGCATCGATAAAAACTTGATATGTGTAAATATTGGCTGGGCCCGCATCAAGATCAACTCCGTTTTTAGCGAAAATTAAATTCGCCACCGAGTTGCTTTTTGATCCGCTAGGTGAAAAGCCCGTCGCATCGTAAAAATCAAACGATGTATTAGATACGGAAACGCAATATTGGAGTGTAATATCATTTCGTGAAATTGCTGGAATCAATTTGTTTCCATAGGTATGCGATCCGATGAGCGTCTGGTTTGAAATCGTGTATTCACTTACAACGCTATTGTACGAGGTCACATCTGGTGTTAGCGAAATCGAGCTATACGTTCCATTTATCGGTGGCTGATAACTGCTGAATGAAATCGTTGGGGCTGATTGAGTCCCCGCAATCGTGCCGAAAAATGCGTTTCCGGCAGAATTCAACACATACAAATTGTTTGGATTTCGTTGGCCTACCGCTACCGACGAGAAGGTAGTCGCCCCACCAGTAGCTGTAATTGGAATCCACGTGTATGTTTTTTGTGGGCTGAAATAATCAAATGATGTACTTTGTGCGTTGGCTGGTAGTGGGAGTGTAATTGTGCTGCTATTGGAAAATGAATTATTAACATTGAAAACGAGTAATTCCCCGCTATTAGTAAATGGTATGCCTTGTTGGAATTGCGTTCCCGTAGAAACGTACAATTCACCAACACTTGTGTTTACATCCATAGCGTTGCCAACACATAAGCTAGGAAATGTTCCCTCAGATACCAAAAAAGAATTTTGATAATTTACGCCTGCTGAAAATGTCGGGGCGCCATTAAATACTACAGACCACAACGAATTACAAGTTAAATTTGAGGGTGTTTCAACGTTACCGCTCGTTAAAAAAAATAACACCGGAAAACCCTGTATTTCTGGTGCGAACATAAACTGGCAATAATAAATCCATTGATTGCCAGCATATGAGCCCTGTTCGGGAGCAAATGTACTCGTTAATTGTAATGTTGGGGGAACGTTCAATGTAGTGTGGGGGATTGTATAAATGTAAAATTTGGTTTGATTATTAATACATATTGCGACACTTGAACTAAGGTCACTTAATGGGTTGAAAAACACACTCAATCCCAACTGAGCAGTAGGTTCATCTGGAATTGTAAACTGACTCACAATTGATCCGTTGGATAAATCAACAAAATAAACGTTTCCGGAAGCATCAAGTATAACACAATTAAGATCATCAATATTACAAGCATTAAAACCCTCATTACTCAATGGTAACTGATATGTATCGGTTAACGCACCAGTTGTTTTAAGATACGAAGTTAGAACATTGGAACCATCTAAAATCCATTGCTTTGTTCCTGTTATAAATGAACCTACTGGACCGGAATAATTTGTAGTTTCAACACCAGTGCTATTTACTGATGAAGTAAAAGTTCCAGGAGCATTGTATCCCACACCAAAGGTATCAACTACAGCATTTTTTGTAACATCAAATGGAAAGAAAGCATTTACTGCAAAATTCTTAGGGTAAATTGCCTTTGATGAAATGTATAAATTACCGTCAGATCCTACTGCTACCATTTTCTTACTCGTATTTTGGTAATCATACGATTTTGGGGCCCCCCCATCAGGCCCAAATGAGCTATCTATCAAATAGAAGTTATTAGTGGTATAATTGTCAATATTGAAAGCATATAGCAAATCAGTGGAATTTGCGAAAAAGCCACCGCTTCGGTCAGAATACAAACACACATTATTATAGCTAGTTGTATCTACGGAGTTTACAAGTTGAGGTGCCCCACTGATGGTTCCTGTGCTAGGATTGTAAAATTGATAGTACACTCTGTTATCGGTTCCAATGCTAAAAACATACGAATTTGTAAAGACAAATTTAGCAGTTGGAAGCCAATTTCCCCCTCCAACTGGTGTACTGCTGACCATGTTAGTAGCAATGCCGGCTGAAGTAGAGCCGACAAAAAGATTGTTGACGGCACCATCATCACAAATGACGAATGAGCCTTGACCA